TCAGGGCCAGTGCTTTGTAACGTGGAGACTTGAAGGAATTGATAACTGTTTCCAGTTCAATAGCTACAGTCTTTGCTACACCCTGCTCAGCAATTGCATACTCGTCGTATTTAACATAATCAAATCTACTCATATTGTGTTCCTATTTAAAAAGGTAGCCACCAATGATGGCTACGAAAAGTACTCCAAACAAAACGACTTCCCATGTTTTACACAAGGGAGCCGCCGTTATTGTTCTGGTAATTCTGGTTGTTATTGTAGTTCTGGTTCTGGTTAGAATGGGATGCACCGTTCTGTGCATTCTGGCCATTCCCACCCTGATGGTAACCTTGGGTCTGGTTTCCATGGTTCTGTTGACCATTTCCGTTCATGCCCGAGTTCGCACCTTGGTTCTGCTGACCGTTTCCCTGATAGCCCTGGTTCCCGTTACCTTGGTATCCATTGCTATGGTTCTGGTTATTCTGACCATTGTTATTCTGGTTAGAGTTGTTATTCCCACCAGCTGTACCACCAAGGAACTCAGCAAAAGCTTCATCCGCATTGAATGAACCGCTTGAAGCGATCACGATGCGATCACCAGTACCAAGGGCAATGATACCGTTGAAGTAAAGGTTGATACCTTTGTTGTTTCCTTCCATCCCGCCAGCAGCAAACTCCACTACCGCATCAGCACCGTCGTAGTAGAAATTCTTTTCATCTAATACGTTGGCTTCACGGTAGCCTTTAGGAGCGTTAACATCTTTAATAAGGGCAGTAGGTGGGAATTGAGCACCAGTAGATACCGCAATAAACACGTTTCCTTTCTGCCAATCCTGCCACTCTGAACCGTCTGGTTTAAATTGCGTGCGGGCATCTTTAATCGGGTTACTCCACAAAAGGTCAGGCATGTTAGGGAAAAACTGCTGCTTGATATTCTGGCAAGCTTGAGCTAGCTGTCTAACTTTAGGATCGTTAGGGTCTACGATGAGGTAAGTGCTGTGCTTAGGGAAGCCCTTGTTCTGGTAGTCGAAGGTAGAGACAATGTGCGCGCGTGCAAGTCTGCCTTTGATGGCAAGTTTCACACCGTTACATGCGACTACGAAGTCTGACTTAGCTTTTTTCTGACCATTGCCCTGGTTGTTCTGACCGTTGTTCTGATTCATGATAATTTCCTTTATCTTTATACTTAAGCGTTAGTGCTTTCGTATTCTGCTAACGCCGCCATCAGAGAGGCACCAGCTTTATCTTCAAGTTTCATTTTAATCAAAGGACATTTGCGTGCTGGATCTGCGGTCTGACTGGCAGGGCAGAAGAAGCAATGGCTTCCTTCATTCGGGTAAATATTAGGTTGTTTGGTTTCCAAAATATCTTGTTCTACCGATTGCAAACCGTCAAGCATGTCATAGATACTGTAAGTATATTCATCGTAACCAATTGATACGCTTGGCTGGTATATTCCAGCTATGAATCGGTAATGCTCTGGGATATTTTCTAAGTGGCTGAATACTCCCATTAGGTAATCTCGTAACTGGATCTCATCAGCTGCTACTTTTGAATTGCCAAACTTATAATCGAGGACTACGCAAGCATCAGTCCCGATAACAATTACATCAGCACTACCCCACATCTCACCGCTAATATGGATACGCTTCTCGAAGAGTACATGTAGGACAGTGCCTACCATACCAACAAAGTAATCAACTGCTTCTATGGCACCACGGGATACCCATAAGATGTCATCTGAATCACCGTCAGTCTTTTCACGTTTCTTAAGTATCTCAGTCAGCTGCCAAGGGAGAGTGTAGGGAAACGCTAAATACTCTCGACGTACCAAGGCTTCAGCTACTTCGTGGCACAAGGTACCTCTGATGTTATAGCTCTTATCAGGGATAACAATACCCCGTGATAGGTTGATCGAAGCAGGGCACGCCTTCCATCTTTTATGAGATGAAGGACCGTAGACTGAGTGGGCACCTGGCGGATCAAAGGCCCAGAAGCTTGGCTTGATTGTCAGCATTTTCATTCTCCAAAAGTTTATTCTTTAAGTGGCACTCTATGCCTAGCCTTTCAGCTAACGCGTAGTTGTTAATCATTCTCGACAAGCGACTGTTAAAACTTGAGCCTCTTCTTGACAGCGTAACGGTCTTATCCCGTTTACGGGTGAATACTCCGTCAGCTAACACATGGCATACCTTTTTTAAAGGGTACCTAAAGCTAAAGCGGTCAAGGGATGTCTGCACATTAGCTTGAAAGGTCTTATAGCTGGTAGCTTCTGCGATAAACTCCAAGTCATCTACCGTCAGTACATTGACGATACTAAGCACATCTTTAAAGGCACTCTGCCCGCAGTAAACTTGGTATATCTTATTGTAACGTATGATCTTCATAGCTGGTTAAGGTACTCACCGACAAAGGCTTTAACCTTGTTGTATGCCTCAAGCCCAGTCTCACTGTGCTGCTTACGTATGCGGTACGCACCGTCATAATAGCTGTAATCAGCTGCGATAAGGATAAGGAAAGTTAGCTTGGGGTGCTTTACTTGTGTTTCAAGGTCGCCAAGGAGTACCAACATCTCTTCTAGCCGCAGTACTTCATAGTGAAGTATGACGCTTAGTAGCTCAACGGGTCTAATGATTGAAAGGTCAGCAATGGCTTCCATCATGTGCTCGTGGGTAGTTTTCCGGTGCAATACCTGGCAGTGGGTATCGTCTAATTTGCGTATCATTTACATTTCCTTTAGAGCGTCCAGTAATAGTGATGCTGGAGAATAGTTTTTTAGTGGTCGTCTGACTAGTTCATTGTCAAGCTTTTTGAAGGCTATGTCAAGTGGTTTAACTCCTGTCAAGCTAACCGTTGGATCTTCCATGCCGAAACGAGTACACCACTTGGTACAGATAGCGCGGTCACAATAGGCGCAGGGTTTTTTCACTACTTCACCTTTTTGTTATGGATCAATCGGTTACAGGTTTTACACCTGGCTCGGTCAAAGCCCCAGTAGTTGTTACCTGAGGAGTAAGGTACGCAAGTCCCTTCACGCTCACACTTCTGCTTCTTGGTACCGATCACTTCTCGCGGGTTAAGTTTCTTCATCTTAAGTTCCTCTTCCTGATAACGGTTATTATTGTGCTTTCTTGGCGATCAATCGCATCTCATTAGCAGGGTAGCTTAACATTACCGTTCTCTTTATCATGGATAACCGCATGGCCACTTCGCTAAAGTCGTTATCGCTCATTAGTTCTTCATTGATTCTTTTGGCCACAGATTGAGACATTTTAATTTCCTCAATAACTGCTCCTTGCATATCCATAGTTTTAATTTGTTCAAGAATAATCTGGCACATAGATTTTTTCATTACTTCGCCTTAATCTTTTCGAGTAGTCTTTTGCATTCCATGTTAATTACTCTGCAAGCACGATTAGAGTCATCAAACAGGGACGTAGCGGCCTGAATTGACTCAACTCCCTCCACCGCCACTTGCAGCTTGGCTTCAGCTTTACCTTGCAAACTCATTTTCTCCATCGAGTAATCTTGCCAAAACTTTAAGCATGATTTTTCTTCTGGATGTCTAGCTCCGCAGTTGTCACAAACTTGGGCAGCATTGCTTGATTTAAATTCCATAAATCCCTCGCTCAGTTAGCGGTTAAAATAAAAATAGGCGACTTAGTTTTCCGGCTCAAAGCGTTCCTATTTAACCGTGATTGTGTATGCTCTCGGTCTTTTCAGGCCAACGTCTCTCTATCCTTGTTCTTCATACAAAGAGCGCAAGTAAAGGTTTACGTATAATCATTCTTAAGTTCTTATCCATGATAATTTATTTTATTGTGCTTGCTCTTTTTTAATGCAAATCCAATCCTTGGCAATGAGATGGTCGGTATGAAAAGTTACGCTTTCATAGGGATTGTATTCTTCAAAAGCTTTATTAACCCGCCCCTTAATATTCACTCTAAAAACATCTTCTTTTGGAAACTTGCCGTCTTCCTTGTAAAATTCTCTGGTGAATAAAATATCTGAACTTCGCTGGGCTAGTTCAATAATTTCCGAAATCAACATATTCCCTCCTGCCTCAATTAGCGTGATTAAAAATACTTAAAGCCCCATTGGCTGCGATTGCGTTGATTGATTTGTGAAACAAGTTCACCAATCTCAACGTCACTTGTCGGTCCCAGAATTGGCTTGGTTGTATCACCGTGATACACAGGGGCCTTATCCGTTCTTTCTCTTAGAAGTAGACCACCTTGATTAACGTGATCTTGAGAGCCTTTGCCGAGTCGTTTAAACTCTGATCTGTTTGGACGAAACCACTCATGCGAAACAATGGCGTGATCTGGTAATTCGGCTTCTGGATAGAAAGAACTTCTGGCAATACCGATACATTTACCGTTTGCGCCCATCTTCTCTGGATTGGCCGGACGATCTGGACGACCTTTAAACTCGCAAGGAATCATGAATGGAGTTACTCCACAGTCAACGTCCACAGTAAAATTGTGGCAACCATGCTCACACACATAACAGTTATATCTAGCTAATTTCATATTCTTCCTTTTAAGAACTTATCCACGATAAGGTTTGTTTCTATTCAACTTCCACTTCGTAGCACCACTTAGTCCCTAAAGTTTTCCAGCTACGATAGCAAACCGTCTTAGTCTCAGGCTTAACTTTGCCATACTCTGACAGCCAGTAAGGTACGCTGTATAAGCATTTATCTTTGGTCTTGTAGTTACTGGTACCCCAAGATGAGAAGTGGTTAAAGCCTGCATAGTGCGCGAACTCATGGCGCAGGGAAGCTCTTAGATCAAACACGGAAGCACGTTCTACATAGTGCTCATAGAGCGTGATTACCCCGTCAGAGTAGCTACCGATAGCGGCAGACTTAGGATTACCTTTCTTCACGTAAACGCTAACTAGTGGGCGTTCCTGGGTGAGCTGGAGAGCTACCTTTAAGCCGGTACCTGAGTTATATTTCCAGTCATTTTTTACCGCTATGTAATACATTAACTGTGAGTTTTCGTGCAGATCATCCTCTGCTAACCGGATAGCTTCGATTAACTTTGGTATGCCTACGGTGCTGTTTTGAAATCGTTTCATTTTACCCCATTATATTGTGGCAGTTTTACCCGCCGTAATTCTTACTAACTAATTTTCAACTAGATAACTTCTGGCCCTAGCTTTGCAAACGCTCCTAGCAATCTTACCTCACCAAAGGAAACTATATGCCTGCTAAAACCAAAGAAACTTTATCCCTCGATGCCCTGACCAAACAAATGGAAAGGCTATTCATGTCGGGAGTAACTAAGTACACCGATATCGCTAACGAGCTGGGTATTCCCTACAAAGCTGTTAACCGTCACATGACTAAGTGGAAGAAACGTAACGGTCTAATTAAGATCCACCGTGAACTGGTTGAGGCCAGTAAGCCCACTACTTCCACCGATAGTGAGCTACAATTTTTACGCAAGTTCTACCTTGAACACGTAAAGAATGAACTAATGTTATAGCTTAAATTTTGTTATTACTTCGCTGCAATTTTTCAATTTTATATCCGCTATTACCCTATCAAACTTCACATCTTCCACACCCCGCTTGTACTGCTCTCTTCCATAAAGCAGTACAAGTGCGGCCAGTAATAATAGTTTAATTAATTGCATGATACTGTCATACCGTAACGGTTACACATCTCATTGGTGTACGGTTGCCCGTAAACATGGGCGTACATGCGTCGGCAATTGGTAACTTCGAAGTCTCTACGCATACAAAGGGGGTAGTTTCTACCAGTGGAGTTAGACTTTCCACATGCTAAGAGTATTAATGTAAAGGTGAATACGACGAATAAGAATTTCATTTTGCCTCCGCTAAAATTGAATATAAATTAGACTACGGTTATAATTATTGTACTGTCAAGCCTCATGCTATCAATGCTCTTTTCTTTACCTTTTCATACATCTCACCTAACGCTAGGTGTAACTCTTTTAGCTCTTTTACGTTGGAGTACTCGATAGCATTATCTATCCTGCGTTCGATATCAACGTCTAAGGTAGCTAGCTTCTTCCCTGTACGCTCTTCGATGAGCTCTACTACAAGATATATGCCTACCCGGTAAAACGCCGCCTTGGCTGAATCTGTTCGCTTCATTGCTTGCTCCTGTTACCTAAACGGTAGTTCAGACACATATGATTTGTAAATTGTCATAACTGGTTTTATCAATAACCAATGGGTACCTTTCTTCTGTTCCAAATAAGTGTACGAAGAAAACGTTCTCTTCTTTGTTTGGGCAGGGTTTGATACGGACAATGTAGGCAGGGTTAATCAACTCTTTATCCGCCTTAATGTCATACTTCCAGTTACCTGTGTTTTGCCGAATGACTTGAACTTCAACTAACATTTTGCTCTCCTTACGTGAAAACCTGTAGCAGGGTTATGGGACCATGATTCATGCTGGTTAGTGGTACCTTTCCACGTTGAGATATACTGGTACTCCCTCCGCAATTGCATAACCGTTAGCGTGGTACCGTCAGTACGTTCATACAGGTGATTACCGATAAAGGTAAAGTGCTCATGCTTGAGGGTCTTGAGGTTGAGATATTTTTCCTGGGGGTGAGTTTTCATAGAGTGTTCCCACTTTTTGTATTGTATCGTCTGACTTCTCCATGCTTGGCCCGATCTTTGTAACCTGCCACAACTTCAGGGTTGCACTCTTTGCACCGCGACTGGTGCCCTCCACGCTTAGGGTAAAAATCATTCAGGTCTTTCATGCTAAAGCAGTTTGAACATTTCCTGATGTTGCCTATAGTGTTTGATGGTCTACTCATATTTTACCTGCCATGTCGCTTTCTTCGGGTTCATCATCTTCAACGTAAGCAAATAGCTCAAGGTCGCGCTCTACCTCTGCCTGAATGTCATACCAAGAAATAGGGTTAAATTCGTGCATGATGTGCATGTGCATTCTTGTCAGCAATACAATGTCGGCTGCTGTAAGTTTCATAATTTCTCCCATACCACTTCAAATTTGAAGCTTCTAAAGTTTTTATCGTAGACTGGTAAATCGGGTAGCTCGTCGGCAATTTCGTACGATGCTACCACTTTAGTTTCTGCCCCTGCTACACCTGCACCTTTGGCAATTACCTCGGCATACTCCTGAGCATCTTCGGGCGTGGTAAAGCCATCGGACATCTTAACGTGCGAAACGGAAAAGGCATCGACTCTAGTCCTAACAGTGTACTCGTAAAGGTTCTGGGTATTCTGTTCAATGATGATTATGATTTTCATTAGATACCTCCTAACTTAGGTAAGATTGTTTTAACTACGTGTACTGCATTTTCAGTATGCTTGCGTACCCACGAAACTGTTTTTGGAGAGTACTTAAACCCATTGCGCTTGATAACTTCAATCACTTCTTTACTCGGCTTCTCATCATGCTTAATCACTACGCGGTCATTCTCTATGTCAACATAACCGCCCTTGAACTCTATTTTCTGCCACTCGCTCTTTGTCTCAATACGGCTTGCCATAACTTCTAACTTCTCTCGGCGTGCCTTGATCTTGTTGTTATGGTTGGTGAGGTGGAAGCTTGGAATGGTCCCTTGGAAACGGCTATCATTCCAGTACTCGAATATTTTCAGCTCATCATGTTCAATGGCAAAAGCTCGCTTGGCTTCAAGGTCTTTAATCTTATTCATTGCCTTGTAGAACTCATGTTTAATCTCCATGCGCTCCAGCTCTTCAACCGTCTTATCCGTTTCAGCTTCAGGGCTAAGTGTGCGCTCACGAGTGACAGCGTTTAGGTATCTATTGCGCCAGTGGTTGAACTCGTCAACGGCTTTATCCCTGCTATCCCATGCCTTGCCGTTCCTGCGATTGTTAAAGTTCGCTGGTCCAGTAATCATAGGACTAGCACAACGGGCTTGACGGTGGAAGATAGTCATAACTTTGCCCTGGAACTTTTCAGAGTAGTTTCCAGTCGAGTCCTGGGTCCTAAGCAAGGTCGCTAAGTCATCGACTAAAAGGTTAGCGTAATAATTGTAGTCAGCCTCGCCCCGTTTCTCAGGACTAAACGAGGTCCAATTGTAACTGTCAATCATGGTTTGTTTGCATAACATATTATTGCTCCTTAAGGTCTGGGAATATTTCTTTTAAACTATCATTGTCGAGTACCTTGGTAGTCTGCTCTTCGATGTAAAAACTAAGTGATTCGGATTCATTTAACTGAAGCTCTAAGCGGTCATCAAAGATATACGGTGTACCGTAGTTTGAGACAATCGCCTCTAGTGCTTGTTTGTAATTGTCAGTGGTAAACTCGTCGATCTTGTCAAAGCTATGTGTAGCCACGCCGCCACTAATCGAACGGTGTGACTTATCGCCTATCACGTCGAAGTCTGCTGTTATATAAACGGTCACTCGGACCGTGTGCTTAATGTTTTTCATTATGATACCTCCCAACATGCAGGTAGTGGTTTGATCTTGATTGCATTGCCTTTCAGCACACCTTTAACGATTGACTCCAGTGAAACATAGACTAGGTATTCTACGTCCATTCTAACGCCTACATGGGAGCCAATATCAATAAGCACCTTATGGATACCTTGACCCATGCAAACGCCTTTAAAGTGAAACTCGGCTACTGTGCCGGTTATATGCAAACATTTAGCTACTACGATAATAGTTTTCATTATTTACCTGCCATACGTGAGTGAATTTCATCTTCGGTGTAAGCGATAAAGATATTGACCTCTATGATCTTCAAAAGTCTAATCAAGCCATCATTATTGATCTTCTTAATATGCTCTTTATACGCGCTAGGTTGACCATTAACGACTGTTTGCTTGAGGTAGTCATAGTGTGACATGTGTTCAATCGGTCTTTCACCGTCGCAAAACTCATCACTGAGCTTAAAACGCTTAGGTGCAATTTCTTCCTCGCGGTCAGTGATCTTTTTAAGGGCTTCAACTAGTTCCTCTTTGGACATCTCAACGTGTACCTCGCTCTTAGTGTCAGTACCGGCAATTAGTACCACAACTTTAAGGGCTCCCCATGCTGCTAGGTGCATTTTATCATCTGCGATCGTTGTAGCGGTTCTACGTTTTAATGTTACTTGTTCAATTTTCATTAGATTTCTCCCACGTTCAAATAAAATGAATGGCTAAGGTCATCACAAGGGTAAGACGTTTTCATGTCTGCACCTAGGTGGTCGTCGGTCAGGGTAAAATTGAGATAAAGCTCATTACGTGATAGCTTGACTCCGCTCTCAGCTAACCAGTTTTTAATAACCGTATGAATGAACTTAGAGTTTTTATTATAATGCCCGTTATCATCTTCGAGGATAGTTTCTCTTAGTGGTATGTCATGAGGTAAATAGGCTACCTGCGTTTTATCTACGCGCTGACCTTTCAGTTTACCGTTGAACTTTATACCTAGTGTGAAATATTGCTTAGACATATTAGTTACCTCTCGTATTGTGTTTAAGTTGCTTAAGGCGTTTGCAAACTATCTCGCGCACCTCTTCGAAGGTGAGATAATTGTAATCATCTGGTGCCAAGACATCGTGGTAAACATCCGCTCGGCGCTCGTCGTGGTCAATACATACAATAGTGTCGATAACTACTGCCTGAGCTGGGAAGTGGTAAAGGATAAAGGCTAAGAGTAGTAATGTTTTCATGATTCTCCTTGCTAGCAATTAAGCTAGTCGTTTAACGGTTAATAAGTGTTTTAAACTAAGCTACCAGAGTCGTTAGGTTTACGTTCACCACGTAACGTACCGACAAGGTCGCCAGCAGCTTTATTACGTTCTTCGATGTAAGATAGGAAGGTGCGCAATTCTTGTTCACTGAATGTCAAGAACATGTCTTTAGTGTCCAATATATAAGGTACAACTAAGGTCACACTGGTTTCATTGACAGTATGCAATTTAGCGGAGTCGCTTACCAATGGTTGAGTTTGATGTCTGGCTGAGCGCGTTATTGTTATTACTTTCATGCTTTCCCTTTAGAGTTTGGAGCCTGTCAACATTGTAATGCGTTAGATATCAGATGTCAAGCAATTTGTAAGTTTGCTTACATACATGCAAACTTACACGGGTATTTATACATGATTATGGTTGAACTAAATAGGCGTTGTTTACTTTTTAACGGGTTAATCAATAGTTATCTAGCCTAAATAGGTATCATGTCGATTGTTTAAATATTAAAATAATAAGTATACAGGTTTGTTTGTAGTACAAGTTTGCTTACATTGCTTTTCTATAGCACAATTGTACAGGTAACTAGTTTATCCTCATAACTATTGAATACCCGTTGGACTCTCCGTGTCAGCCATGTATAATCAACCACTTATCGAAGTTAGTGACAGGCAATCGCTTGACAGTGCAACTAATGATGTCAAGTCAAGCATGTCAAGGGGTTAGCTTGACAACCTGTAGCCGGCTAACTGGGCAACCTGCCTAATCGCCACGAGGTGACGTTTTAACCTTGGTCCATGTCTAGACAAGGGGAGAGGGTTAAAACGCCCACCTGAGCCAGCCTAGACGCCAATTAAACGGGACATCTTGCCTCATCGTTGACTCTCCAGCTTATCCGCACGCCAACGCAACATGTTAACAGGATGGCATTAGCTTGACCTGATAACATGATGTTAGCCTGTCAAGCAAGGCGAGTGAGTGTCAAGCTGTCAAGGATGTCAAGGGGTTGGAGAGTTAACCTTGACAACCACGTATAGCAGCGTATATTCTAGGCTTAGGCTTGCTTGCCTGCTGTGCTGCGTCAACCGGCTTCCCCCTTTCGCGCACGCCGCCGGGGGGTATATCCCACCCCCACTTAAAATTTTACCCGCTAAATTTTCCGACTACCTGTACACTTCCGTATAACTTGTTGTATGTTAACTATGAGGGCCTTGTTGCCCTTGGCGGGGGCGTGAAGGTTTGACCTGTAGCTTTGAAAGGTGAGGCACTACCCCGTCCACTTCGCTAACTCCGATAAAAATTTTACCCGCCCATAAAATAATTCTTGACTGGTTAAACTTGCTTATGGAATAAATACTTCAGCTGAAAAGCAAGGCCCCTTAAGCAAGGGATCAAGCAGGTGCCGCTAACGTTACGCTGAGAGACACCTAACCTATGTAGTAAGCTAGCTAAGTAATTAAGATCGAAAGCCAAAGTATATTCCCGCAAGGGTGCCCACGACAAAGCAAAGTAGAACTGAACGCTGGCGACAATCCCTGCCACGACAATATATGCCTTAAACAAGCATTGACTTATAGTGGTAGGGCATTATGAAAGCCTGTCCATCTCGGAGCCCTAATATGGGTGAAATTAGTGGGGGCGTCTGGGAACAAACTAACCAGTAGGCAGGTACGCAAAACTGTCATCATCTTTTAAATTAAACTGTTACTTATCCACTGCTGGGAGGCTTGCCATCCTAAGTCGTCGGTAGGTAGCTGCTGGGGTTACTGGTTCATTACTTTAACCCTGGCGCCATAAAGGTTTTATGTCTAAGTACTATATCATTCTCCCGCTTCCTACATTCTCTACAGTAAAGTAGAACAATCCCACGTTTCCAAATTTACGTTATAATTCTTTCTATCATCTGGGTGTATTGTCAGCCTGGTAGACGGCCCGCCTTGGATGCGGGAGGACGTAGGTTCAAATCCTATCACCCAGACCATTTGACACTATCGAAGTATACCACTTAGAATAATCCTGTAGGCCATCGTCCTAAGCAGGAGTACCACGGATTAAGGTTTAAACCCTGTGCCTACATAACTTTCTATCGGAGGGAAATGTATGCTCGTATTAACTAGAAGAATGACCGCAGAAATTAAAGAAACTGACATCATGATAACTTGCCCTAACGGCGATGTAATCAAGGTATGCCTTAAGCAGATCAGGGGTAAGCAGGTACGCTTAGGTTTTGTGGCAACACTTGGTTATCACATTGACCGAGAAGAAGTGTACCAGGAAAACCAAGCTAAGCGCGATGCCTGCCCTAACCGCTTGATAACAACTCCAGCGCATGCTAACCTTTTAAAATGAGTACAGCTGTAACTACGACTACCGACATTCAGGATCTTATCGAAAGAGGGCTTAGGCCTGACTTGGATAATGCTAAACTAGGCAGGTTTGTCCGTGCCTATGACGGTGACTTAGTGTATGCGCTTAGAATAGCAGGGTACCAAGGTACTGATCTTAAACTCCAGGCACAAGGGCAAGAGCTCCTCAGGCGTCCTGATATTCAGCAAGCGATCCGTAACGCCCGTACCAAGGGTGATAAGCGCGAAGCTAACCTGCTAACTAAAATAGACCGGATGGAGTTTCTAACCTCTATCGTGAGAAATGCGGATCCCTTTGAAAGAATGGTGAAGGATGATTACGGGCAGGAGGTATCGCCTGAGCCACCGACCATGGCAGAGAGGCTTAAGGCGCTTGATATGTTTAACAAGATGGAAGGTGATTACCACTCTAATATAAATGTTAACCACAACCATAGTATTACCGATTTAGTCCTTTCATCCTTTATGGATGTTACCCGTCCGATTGAAGCGATTGAAGCGGATTATAAAGACATGACTGGGAAGACGATACCAGACTTAGACACCTTAGGATTATAAATGGCATGTAACCACAAAGAGCACTTCGACTGTACAGACTACAAAGCCTTGTACGTAGATATGAGCGCACAAGCCTCTGATGCAAACCATAAGCTCAAGGTAGCGGTGGAGGCTTTGGAGAGACTGGATAAAATTACAGTGCTTGCCGAAAAAGCAAGATTCATAATTAGTGAAACACTCGAAAAGATTGAGGCCAAGTCATGAGTGCTCAGCCCCATGACCCGAATGATATTTTTGATTTACTGCTAGCCCCTAAGGTAGACATCCCGATACCTAGTCATCCAATTGAGCAGCTTAAGCCTGCAGACGTTTTACTGTTTGCCCCTAAGTATGAAGAGAGCCTGCAGAATAAGCGCAGTAGCTTAAACGAAAAGTTTAACAATAACCCAAACAACTCACTCAAGATTTCCCTACCTGAGAAGCTTAGGCTTTGGCGGGTAAGGTACGCCATCTTCTTCGAAGAAGTCTTAGGCATGGAGCTTGACGACTGGCAGAAAGACTTTGTGGAGAGTTTTCTCAAGAACGAGCGAACTGTTGCCATCGCTTCGAAGGGCGTAGGGAAAACCAAGCTTCTAGCAGGTTGTGCGCTCTACATGCTGGTCCTGTATCATGAGCCGAAAATTGCCGTGATGTCAGTGACTAAAGATCACTTGCGAGATAACTTGTGGGCAGAGATTACCAAGTTCATTGAGAAGTCACCTTTCCTAAAGTCCCACCTGGATTACAGTGCTACCCGAATTACCATTAAAGGTTCAACCATTGCCTTTATTGCTTCTCGTTCCATCCCGAAGGGGTCTAACGAAGAAGATATGAAATCTGCCCTGGCAGGGCTCCACGCTAACCATGTGGCCTTCTTTGTAGATGAAGCAGGTTCTATGCCTGACTCCCTCTGGGATACGGCAGACGCGATTCTAGCGAATGAGCAGATGCACCCGACCATTCCCAAGTTTGCCCGGATACTAGCGTGCGCCAACGCCGAGATGCCAAGGGGTTTATTCTACCGGGTGTACACTTCTAACCAGTCTGAGAATAAATCAGTAGAAGCTACCCAGTGGCACATGATTAACATTAGTTCGGATCCACTAGACCCTAAACGCTCTAAGCGAGTTTCCAAAGCTTGGGCCCAGGGAGTGATTGATAAGTACGGCGGGCGCGATCACCCAGTAGTTAAAATTAACGTACTAGGGATTTACCCGGATACCTCTCAAGAGCTCTTCCTATCGGAGTGGGAAATTGATGAGGCGATGAGGCGCACGTACGAAGATCACATGGTAGCTCATCATGAGCCATCCATGGGGGTAGACGTTTCCCGAGGTGGAGATGATACCATTATCGTTACCCGTAGAGGTCTTAAGACTCACCCCTTTGTCAAAGTGGCCCCTGGGGCTGACGGACATGAAGTGGGGCGGGCAGTACTGCGCGAAGCCTTTGTGCGTAAAGTTCAGCGGGTGAAAGTAGATGGTACCGGCGGGTATGGGCTATCCGTTATCGACTACCTGAAAGCCGAAGGCTCCCTGGATGTGGTATCCATTATTTATAACCGTACCGCGAGTAGACCGGAAAGTTTTAACAACGTCCGTACCGAGATGTACTGTAAGATGCGGGACTTTATCAGATCAGGTGGGGCCATCCCAAATGACCCAATGCTCAAAGAAGACTTGCTGGCACCTAAGTTAAATATTAGGGGATCTCGCTTTGAGCTGGAGCCGAAAGAAGAAATCAGAAAACGCATAGGTAGATCACCAGATAGAGGGGATGCCCTGGCGCAAACCTTTGCCGAGAGCAATTCACTCGAAGGCGGAGCTCCAGATCCTAAAGCAGATATGGACAGGTACGATGAAGAGGGGAACCTTAGACCGGTAGACGAACGGTTACTGCTTAAAACGCTCAGGATGCGTGCGCAGGCCTCTAACGAAGGGCTGCATAATTCTGGTGACACGAGTTCAAGGCATAGTATAAACTCAAAACATCTATCTTAAAACAAGGACGTATAGCGTGGCAGATAATAAAAAAGTAAAAAGAGTATCCATGGTATTTGGTAAACAGAAAATTACCACTACGCCTGCGCTTGCGGCCAAGATTAAGGCGGGGGAAATTGACCCGTCTACCCATACCATTAATAAAGACGGTAAGTTTGCTCCAAAGCGTAAAGCGGTGGTAGGCGGGCTAGGTATTGTACCTTCAGCTGGTAAGCTTGGTATCTCGGCCAATAACACCGGAGATAGTAAAGTACCTACAGCAGGCAAAGCAGGCTTCAAAGCTAACGCCGAATCCGGTGATAACAGTTACGACCCTGCCGTAGGGTTTTATAAAACCGATAAAGGTCAAAGCTCAGCGGCGGTAGCAGCGGCTAAAGGCGTACCAAGTGCAGAAGCAGTAGCTCAGACAGCGGTACCTAAGATGGATAAAGCTACCGGTCAGCCAATTACTCCAGCTCAGAACGTGGCGCTACAAGAACAGAAAGCTATTAAGATTGCCCCGTTTAAAGCTGACCTAGAGAATATGACTACTCAGCTTAATGCTCTCCATACTGAGTTAGACGATGCCGATGATGATGAGAAGCTTGGTGCGGCCAAAGCTAAAATTGAAAAGCTAAAGTCATCCCTATCAGCCACTAACGAGTAAGGGAGCTACATGAACAATTACAACATATCTGAAGTAGAGTATCTGCGGTCAGAAATGGTTACTGAACTTAATCAGTATATGCCAGAGTACCGGCTATCAGCTGCTTTTGTTAACCCTCGCGCGATTAAGAATGGCGGGGAAAAGATAGCTAGAAAACTAGAATCTAAAGTATTGATTAATACTGCAGGTATGTGCCTGCGTACTTCAACGTCAGGTATGTTTAACGGTGCGACACCTAAAACTAGGCCTTGGTTTAACTCGGTAGTATCTAACCCGATCCAAGCTAAAAGCACTTCTAATAAACAGTTTATCAAACGTGAAGATGATATCATCGCGGAAGTAATGCAGGTAAACAATACTTACCGCGCTTTACCCCTCCTATATAAAGATACCCTGACATTCTCGACCGGCGCTTGTATGCAGTTACCTCATCCTATTTTTGGATCATGGTTATACCCGTTAGCGATGGGTACGTACTCGTTTGCTTGTGATGCTGAAGGCCACCCCGAAATGTTCTGCCGTGACTTCGTGTACACGGTTAAGCAGGTAGTAGATACTTACGGTACGGTAGACGCTCACGGCAAACACCTATGGAATAACTTTCACCCGTATATCAAAGACTGTTACGAGAAGGCTATGTACCATGAGAAGGTGTACCTAACTACGGTTATCGCACCTAACAGAAACTGGAATCCAACCAACGAGAATAAACTTGACCCCACTGATAGAAAGTATCAGGCATACACTTACATCCAGCGTTTTGGTTCATCTTCAGGTAAGTTCTCAGGGCTTTCTTCGAGAGAATTAAACCGTGATAGAGCTGAAGCGGTAGGCGGTAATAACGGGTTCTTAAAGGTAACGGGCTTTAGCTATTTCCCTGTGATTATTTCACGCTGGGAACTTCTAGCGGAAGAAAACTTTGGTACCGGTGGACCTACCCAGTTAGCACTTGCTGACATCATGACCTTCCAAGAAATGCAAAGAGGCAGACTGAATGCCGTAGATAAAATGCTACGCCCAGCAATGGTGGGCCCAGCAAGTATGCGTAGGCACGCTTCTTCTATCATGGCCGGTGGGATTACTTACGTCGAAGATAGTGCCTTAGGTGCTACCTTCAAACCGGCGTTTGAAGTAGACGCTAAGGTAGGCGAACTCATTGGATCTCAGGCAGATTATAAAGAGATAATGGAAGAAGCATACTTCATTAACTTGTTCATGTCGCTCTTAGGAGAAGATCTTAAATCACACGTTTCTGCGGTAGCGATCAGCTCACAGAACGGCGAGAAGTTACAGCTGTTAGGGCCCGCACTTTCTCAGTGGGATTTTGATATCGGATCTAAGATCATTGGTAATAACCGTCACATCTTGCGTGAGCAAGGTAGGCTAGAGCCGTTACCTGAATCACTACTTAAAAGCAGCGGTGGTACCCCTATTAGATTGGAGTACGTGTCGAGTTTGGCCTTAGCCCAGAAAGCCGCTAACTTAACAACTATGGAGCGATTCTTAGGGGTTGCGGGATCATTAGCACAAACTACACAAGACCCTAGCGTGCTTAAAATTATTAAGCCTGAAAGTTATTTACGTTACTACGGTGACTCGATAGGATTAGACCCGAACCTACTATTAACTGAAGATGAGTATAAGAAAACGCAAGAGCAAGTTGCAGCCGAGAAAGCTGCCGTTACTCAGCAAGCTGCTGCTCTTAACCAGTCTGAAGTAGCTAGAAACTTAGGTAACGCTAAAGTAGGCCAGGGGTCAATGCTCGACACATTACAGTCAGCATCGAGTATTTAATATGAGTTATATTGCTAAAATAATGTCAGACCAACAGGGGCGTAAGTTCATTAATGAGCTTATTGCCTTCTGCGGGCTGTACCAGTCAAGTGACGGTACCGTTAATGACCTCCTTCGTAGAGAGGGTAAAAAGCAAGTGGGCCTCTACTTACTAAGTCAAATTCAGGAAAACAATAGATCCCAGTATTACGTCATGCAAGAAGAGGCGTACCTGGCAAGCAAGGAGAAAGACGATGAGCAAAGAAAGCACAGCGAACGCAGCATTAAAGACCACGACACCGGCACAGACTTCGACATCGACCTCTACTTCAGTAGAAGCGAAGCCAGCGGAAGCCACGACTCCGGCGAAGGACTCGACCTCTAGTCCAGGCATTATTGAAGAGGCCACAAGCACTGAGGCCCCAACTGAACCTGCCGCAGTAGAAGTACCGGCGTCTAAAGTAGACGCTCCAGCCGCCATTGAACCTTACGAACTAGAGTTAGCTGAAGAAAGCCCTTTGTCAGACGAAGAGTTTGATGAAGTAGTAGCTGAAGCTGAGCGTCTAGGGCTGAATAAAGCTGATGCCGAGAAGATGATTGCGATGCGCGAGTCTTCACATAAATCAAGTGGTGAAATTTTTGAAAGAGCTGCGGTAGCACGCACTGAAGAGATGCGTACCTCATATAGAAGTGAAGCTAGCCTGCACACAGTAGAGGCCAAACTTTCACTACGCGAGTCTATCAAGGCTTTTGGAAATACCCCCGAGTTCAAAGAAATGTTTAAAGACCCTTCGATGAACTTTAATATCCCACTGGCAAAATTCCTTATCTCGGTAGGGAAGCAAATCAGAGGCGGGACTGATAACCTTCCTATGGGCGGCAAAGGCGGTAACGTGAATAAGGAAGAGGCTGTACAGGCGGCTAACAAATTTTATAAAGATATGTAAAAAGGTAGTTGACACGTGCGACTAGTACCATTTAACATAAAATTGAATACCTAATAGGTAACTAAACAAAGGCTCATATATGTCAATTCTTTCATCAGTATACTACTCGTTCAAAGACTTAGCTCTTCAAATGGACGAAAATATGTCTGAAGCAGACGTTATCAACTTGGCTTCACGTAACAAGCCGATCATCGAAGACGCTCTAGCATTACCGTGTAACGACGGTTCAAAACACAAAACTCTAATTAAGAAAGGTCTTCCTTCGTACGTGTTAAAAGCACTTTACGGTGGTGTACCTGCTTCACGTGGTAACAAGATGTCTGTAGAAGATTCTTGTTCTACTATCGCTTCTGCAGCTGAAATTGAAACAGATTACATCGACAAGTTTGAAAAGATTGAGAAGAAAAAGTCTGCTCGTCTTGAAGAAGCTTCTGATCACATTGAGGCTTTAGGCCAAGGTGTAGAAACTATGGTTATCTACGGTAACTCTTCTTCTAACCCACGTGCTCCAAAAGGGTTAGTACAACGTTACTCTTCTCTTACTGCTGAAAACGGTAAGAATATTATCCACGGTGCTGGTACGATTGCTGGCAGTGATGCAGGTAAATGTACTTCGGTATGGTTCATTACTTGGGACCACTCTACGGTTCACTTGATCTACCCTGCTGGTATGAAAGCTGGTGTTGACCAGAAAGATAACGGTAAGATCGCTAAAGAAGGCCCAGAAGGTACTTACTTTGTTTACCGTGACGATTTCTCTTGGGAAGTAGGGGTTTCTCTACGTGACTGGAGATACGTAGTTCGTATTGCAGGTATCGACACTACTGACCTTCTAGCTTTTATCAATGCTCAGAAGACTGTTAAATACTTCTCTTCTGCTAACGCAGTGACAGCTAACGCTAACACTCCGGGCTTACCAGATACTGTATCGTCTCTGGTATCTTCAGCTGATAACATTGTTGGGCTTTTCAAGCTTGCATACTACCAGCACGAAGGTCGTAACCAACAGAAAGGTAAAACTTTCATCTACGCCAATACGTTGGTAGTAGCGGCCCTAGACTTCATGGTTGACCTTGGTCTTCCAGGGTTCACTCGCTCTGAGATTGAAAACGGTTCAGAAGTTCTGAAATTCCGTGGTATCAGAATCAGAGAGTGCGCAGCAATTCTTAACACTGAAGACCCTCTACAATAAGTAGGGGTTTTTATATAAGATTTAAGTTTTACAATTAAACAAAGGCTTCTATATGTATCAAGATTTACAGTCCAGCTTCACAAAAGATATGACTTCATCAGCTAACAACTCTAACCAATCGGTAGTAGGTGTTTTTGGTACGGCCATTATCTCTAAGAACGTTATTGACATGGGAGTACCGGCGAACGTTAAGCGTAACTCGCTTATCGCTGATAACTCTCAAGTGAATAACTTCGATGCAGCTGACATCCCTTTTAACTGCCAAGTTACTACGACTTTGGTAGGCGGTTCAGGTGGTGTACGTGTTGACATCGTAACGGATTCAGATCCTGGGTTGCTTACTGCCCCGGTAGTACTCGCGTCTTACACTATCCCAGCTCTTTCGGCTGCAGGCTACGAGCTTCCGATTAAGTACATCCCTATGGGATTGTCTAAGCGTTACCTCGGTCTTAAGTTTACTCCGCTTACATCCAACACTACTGTTGGTACAATCGATGCTTACATCGGTACAGCTAAAAACTTGTCAGCTTAGTAATTAAGTTACATTATTAAATAAAGAAGAGGAGGGCTACGGCTCTCCTTTTTTATAACCTTAACCCTCATCGGAGAAAACATGATCAAGTTCATTGAAATTAACGGAATCCTACGCGCTCCTGCTTACATTGGTAACGTCTACTACATGGGCGGGGAGAAGATCACTATGAACATTGGGTATACCGCCAAGAAAAGCTTAGGCCCTGAAGTGGTAGATCTAGATAAAGAGTCTGAAAAGCTAGTAGCTGACGCTATCAAAGAGCTAGCTAAAGAAGCTAAATCGGTTAAGGCCGATGCTCCAGCTAAACCGGCTGCTCCAGCTAGATCACGTAAGCCTGCTGCTAAACCAGCTGCTAGCAAACCGGTATCTCCTGTAGTTAAGCCTCATGGAGAAATCCCTCTAGTATAAATTTTACGAATCAGATAGGATGTAGTTATGAACAAGAATGAAATAGCTAACTTAACTACATCCAACTTAGGCCAGACAATCAGGATTGTAGATTTTACGACTGATACTACTCTAGCAGCTAAGATCATCAACCAGTGGTGGAGGATATCACTAGTTGCGTACCTCGAATCACATCCATGGGCCTTTGCCAAATCATACGCAGCATTACCCGTAGGACTAAGTACTCCTTCAGCTGGCTACTCATACGCATACACTAAACCTGCAGACGCCCTGGTTATTAGACGATTGGCCCCGAATGGGTGCTTTCCTAAAGCCGAGATACAGCAAGAGTATGCCCTTAGATGGGAGGAAGTTAACGTAGGTACCGGGACTGAAATATGGTGTGATGTAGCGGAAGCTCATGCTGAATACACCGTTGCTATCGACGATGATTATGATTTCCCTTATCACTTTGCTATCGGGTTTTCTTTCTTCCTGGCCAAGTTTATTGGTCCTAAGTTAATCACGCAAAACTGGCCTAAGATTTTTCAAAACATTATGCCTGATTATAAAGCTGAAATCCAAATTGCTATCGCGAGAGATATCGCCCACCAGCCGCAGTCTTACACTTATGACTCGTCTTTCATCACAGTACGTGGAGGCCGCTAATGGGCTCATGGAGTGAAAATTCTTCATACCAAGGTGCTGCCTCTGGGGCGGCTGCTGGATCTACAATAGCTCCTGGTTGGGGAACAGCTATCGGAGCGGCGGTAGGCTTTGTGGCGGGCGGGCTCATGGGAGGGGCTAGTGAAGACTCTGCTAAAGCGGCAGAAGCCGAACGGCTGAAAGAAATACAAAAAGCCATTGACCGTCAGAATACTAGTGACTTTAAAGCTAAATCTCAAGCTGAGCAATGGGCGCTATCTGACATCGGTATTAATAAAGACGATCAGGTACAGGACGCTAGAGCTAATACAGCAGGGATTAAGAAAGACATAAAAAGGGCCGACGCTGCGGTGGGAGCGACATCTGCACATGCAAGACAAAACGATAGTGGCAACTTCGAGAACCTAACAGATTTAATGAACTGGACTAGATCACAACAAGATACTCGGAACCCTCATAACAGAGTGTCTGCCGCTACCTTCAACGCGCAACAGGGGCGTATGGCGTTAGCTGCCAACCAGGGCATTATTGCCAATTACGACGAAGAGATGAGCGCACCACCTAAGAAATACTAAAGGGCTATATGTCAGGCGAAGCACAACAACTATCATTCATGCAGGGGGAAATTTCCCCTGAGTTCTACTACCGCAGTGACTTAACTACCTTTAATAGCTCACTATCGAAAGCGGCTAACGTAAAGCTGGGCCCTTTAGGCGGGCTATCTAACCGTAAGGGCAGTACGGTACAAAGGACCGAAGCTTCGGTAGCTGGTAAGACATATAACCTGCAGACGTCCAGCGACTACGTAGCGTGTGTATTCCAACATTTCATTACTAAGAAGATATTAAAACTAGAAGTCTTTAGTAACGCAGGTGAAGTAACTATATACTGCGCAGGCGTGGAGTTAAATAAAGAGGTAAGAGGGGCATCGACTGCGGCGGTAGAACTAAAGATTTCAGCGGCTCTACTTGACGGTTTGAAAGGGCTACACTTCGTAATTCATAACGATGTAATTATTTTCTCTAAGACCTTACCTATATTGTACACTAACGCCGATATTGTAGGGTACACTCAGTACACCTTACCTAATCCTCTCGACGCTGCAAACTTAACCTCATATACCGAAACGCAATTCTGTATCCGAATGATCCCTCCTGTTGCGGGATCGACAAGTTCACTTGCAGGTATCAGATTAGAATCTAACCTTACGTTACAGAACGCGGCCAACTTAACGGTACCTTACGTTACTGTACTAAATAACGCCCGCAGCGGCACTGTTACCGGCAATGCGTCTTATGCGCTAGTGGCTGAGGCTGCCGATGGTACCGATACTTCTTTGTATGTATTGGGCACTTTACCGGGAGTGACTCTAACTTTCACTACTCCTGCAGGAAGTATTACTGATACCATCCCGTACCCTACAAGTAGCTCAACCAACTTCCTAAACTTCACCAGCGTTAGCAGTCACATGAACTCTTTCGGCGGTAAAGAGATTACTAAGCTAAAAATATACCGAACTACTGGAAAGCATACCGCGTACAACAGTTTGTATAAGCTAGTTGCTAAATTTGGGGTAGACGGTGCAGCTTCAGTATCAGTAACTGATAATGGGCAGGAAGAGCCCGCGTACACGGTATGCTGTGATACTTCTGCTATGTACAAACAACCTTCGTTTCACAGCATTTGCAACACTCCGATCATCAATGCTTTAACTGGCGGTTTGAAGACGGTAGTAGATACAGCTGTATTCCAGCAAAGAGGATATTACGCTATTAACAAAGGTCAATGGTGGGGAACTAGCGTATATAACAACACGATTGTAGTTTCAAGAGTAGGGGCCGTAGGGCAAGTAATCTTCCCGCAAATATCTAATCCTTCCGAAGCTTTTCAGTTTAACGTACCAGAAGAGCGCGGGGGTTTCCTTACCCATTTAGCAAGTATGTCAAGACTTGTGGCCTTCACCAATACTTCGACTTTTATCATCCAGGGTGATGATGCTGGGATTATTACCCCGACATCCATTAACCCTTTCAAGGTGCTATCGTTCGGGTGCATGAAAGGTGTTCCTCCCGTAGTCTCAGGTGACACCTGCCTATTTGCGTCCACTGGTGGCGGCGTAGGGTATTTAAGCCTTGCTTCAGATGGGGGCGCGGTAGGCGGTAATGCTTCGGCACTGGCCAGCCATATGTTTGAAAATAAAACTATTCTTTCAATCGTGCCAGTCGAAGACCGCAAATCACTCCCTAGATTTTTAATTAATACTACTGATGGCGACGTGTACGAATGTTACAAGGTAGGCGAAGTGTTTGCTTTTTTCAGAGTAGAAATGCTCGGTAAGCCTGCAGGAGTTACTGCGCATGAAAATTACCCTATGACCGTAGTACATGCGCCGACTTTTGCCAAAAGTTCTTTCGGAGCAGAGGCGTATATAAATTACAAGTATACGATGTATGGAATATTTGTCCACATCGATGCAGTGTCAATCACCCCTGAACCTTTATTGCAAAGTAAGTTTTTAGATTTCAATAGTCAGCTCGACTATGCAACCTCTATCGGAAGCTGGTCAGATTACGTAACTGACGTAGTGGTAGGTGTTCCTGCAGACATTATATACTATGCTAATTATACGGGATGGAAGTACACATCTCAGTACAGTGTAGCTGGGGCATTGCCTCCACATATAGGATATTCATACGCCGCAACCCTGGACGATCCACTAGGTACTTGGGCCGCAAATAACCCTATCCAAATTACTGATGGGCTAGTACCTTTATCATTCTTGGAAACATCATTTATCGTACGTGACCCTTACATGAAGTTCACTTGGCTCGACAGTGCAAATACGCTGCAAACCATCTACGCTAAAATTAATAAGGTATCCCCGATATACACGTACTGCCGGAATTGTACTTTCGAGTTTGATGTAGAAGTCCCTATGGATTTAAGGACTAAACCGGTATACTTGAACGCTCCGGTAGACAGCAATATTGATAAACTTCTCACTGGAGGTTACGTAATAGCCGAGCTTGCGTTTAATAAAGTTGAGTTTGGAGATAGTACTGACATGTATGCTAAAGCTAAAGGCTTCTGTAACATGATGGGGTACGAGATCGGTGTACTAGGTACAATTGCGGCCCCTATCGAAATCCCTATTACATTAGAGTTAAACGGCAACGTGTACGGTAACTACAAAGACCCTCTCGAAACAGTCCCGGTAGTGCTTAAACACTACTACGATACACCTGCTGCTAATGACGGGGTGACGTACCCTTTAGGTAACTACTTTAAGATTGACCTGCCAGAATTTTGCAGCTGGTTTTCTATGGGTGCCCCTGCGATCGGGGAAATTGAAACTCTCCCAGTAGCTTCTATGGCGCAAGACATTACCGACGCTAAAAAGAATATCGATTACGCTTCTGTAATTGTGTACAACACTAAAGGTCTGCGAATAGGTGAAGTAGGACAGCCGGACGCTGAGCTTGAAAGATTAGATTTCACTACTGATGATTCGGTCACTGAAGCAGTAGCCTTCTCTGGCCCTAAGAGCTACAATTTTAGCTCAACGTGGAATGACCACGGGATGGTACGAGTATCTGGAATGGACTTACAACCATTCAACATCTCAGGTATTATACCTAAAGGTAACGTAGGGGGCTTTAATGGGTAACGAAAGAAATATGACTTACGCTGACCAGTCACGTAACTTACCTCTAGTTACAAGTCCTAAAAACACGTACAAGTTACAAGAGCTAGAAGATAACTT